ATGAAAGGTTTTGTGCTGACGTTATCGTTGCTGATGCTATCCGTTAACGCTACTGCTGCCGGGAAGATAGTGACTGTCAGTAAGTTTGAATTTGGCAAGCAATGGGCATTTAATCGGGAAGAAGTGATGCTGGAATGCCGCACGGGTAACGCTTTGTTTGTTATTAACCCGAGTACGTTAGCGCAATATCCCCTAAATGATATTGCAACTGATCAGATGAAGTCTGGTTATGTTTTAGCGAAACCGCTAGATGTTTTGTTGCTAGACGACAGTGACAAGCCCGGTCAGAAGATGAGTTTGGAACCTTTCCAGCAGCGCGCAATGTCACTGTGTCAAAAATAAACTTGGGGTTGTGAGATGCAATGATACTAGCCTTTATTTTTCAAATGGTTACCTTCTTTTCTACCCGTTTGGATTTTCACCCTTCAGATTAGTTTACAACCGTAATTAATTAGTTCCATTGCCAAGTTGGCTAAACACATGTACTCGACTACGCTTAAGGAGTACGGCTGAATAAGCCTACGTTAATTAATGCCAACTTTTAGCGCACGGCTCTGTCCCAAGAGCCATTTCCCTAGACCGAATATAGGAATCGTATTCGGTCTTTTTTTTACCCCTTTTTTAAATCAATGACTTATATATAAAACAATTACTTAGCTTACCCCCAGTTATACTCAATGCTACCCATTTAGATTCTCTATCGCCATTTCATCGCCACTGAAACGAGCCAAAGGATTCAGATGAATCGCATCTTCCAGGTGATCGGGAGCGAAGTGCGCATAACGCATGGTAACTCTGATGTCCGAATGTCCCAGGATGCGCTGCAAGACAATGATATTGCCGCCGCCCATCATAAAGTGGCTGGCGAACGTGTGGCGCAGGACGTGCGTCATCTGACCTTCGGGCAGTTGAATACCCGCCAGCTTGATCACCCGATAAAATTGTTTGTAGCAAGGGGAGAAGGGCGCGCCTTCGCGTGCCATGAGTTCGTCATAAAGAGGGCGGGCAAGGGGAACCGTGCGGTTTTTCTTACCTTTGGTATTGATGAACGTGAGTTTATAAGGCGATATCTGTGAGCCTTTAAGTTTTGCGGCTTCATTCCAGCGCGACCCGGTTGAAAGGCAGACTTTAACGATCAGCGTTAACTCAGAGTTTCCATGTTTGTCGCAGGCTGCCATAAGCCGCAGAATTTGTTCCTTGCTAAGCCACGCCATCTCGCGTTCTGGCTGATCAAATTCCCGAATATTTTCGATTGGATTGGGAAGTGACCATTCTCCCAGGCGCTTCAGTTCGTTGAATACCGCACGTAAAAAAGCATGCTCACAGTTGATAGTGCCGGTAGATACTTTTCTGGTTGCGAGACTAGTGCTATAGCCGTTATCAATCTCACCACGCAACCGCTGATCGCGATAATGCGCCCAGTCTTTCGGCGTGATCTCGCTGGCAATGGGATCACCCATTCCCTTACTGATGATTTTCAACTTACCTAGCCGTCCCTTTTTATCATTCAGAGAACAGCCGTGCAGGTTGTACCAGAGATCGACTAACTCGCTGAGTTTACGACGGTCTTCCTTCTCACCCTGCCAAGGCTTATTTTTCGCCTGCTCCATTGTGTAAGTCTCAAAAGAGATAGCTTCACCTTTTGAATCAAACTGCCTGCGGCAGCGCTTACCGCCACTCCCGTATGGGTAGCACTCACATAACCATTTGCCAGTAGGCAGTTTGCCGCCGCCGGATGTTGCAGGGCGCGCAGCGGCTTAAACTTCGGTTTGCGCTGCAACTTCACTTTTTTCGGTTTTGGGTCTTTGGTGTGTAACCAGCTTGCTGACACGCCGGTGTAAGCGCCCCGGTCGGCAATGCTAAATTGATGCCGGTCGCCGTCGCTGCGGCTTAATGTCAGTTGTGGGATGGGCTTGCCGCCTGCAGTGACACCGGCACCGGGTTTGATAAGCAGCAGCCGACCGGCCTTGATCGCCGCCACCGCGCCATTCAGCTCAGCCAGCCGGGTGATGAATTTCGCGTCTGTCTCCTGCGTCTGGTCGATATGGGAAATCATCACCCCTTTGAACTCGGCGGCCAACATGGGCGTCAGGTTGTTGCGGCGGGCAACCTGGCCGACGATCTCGCCGAGGGTAATACCATGATAGGAGTTGTCCCGGCGGGAATTAAGCGTTCCCCGGTAGTCGGCGCTGCGCGCCCGGATGGTCAGGGTATCCGGCGCACCGCGATGCTCCACCTCATCCACGGTAAAATCCCCCTTACCGATCAGCGTTTCGCCCTTCCAGCCTAAGAACACCGACAGCACTGCGCCGCGTGGCGGCATGTGCAACTGACCGTCGGCGTCGTCCAGTTCGATGTCTAACTGGTCAGCCTCAAATCCGCGGTTGTCGGCCAGCGCCAGATTTATCAGGCGCGGGCTGATATCGCGGGTAATGTCTTCGGCATTTAACCGAACCTGATAATCCGGCGACAGGCGTGCGCCGTTGCCGAGGGTCGTCGTGGACAACATCAGAATAGCCCTCCGGCATAGTTTTTCGCATAGTCAGTCAGACTGTTCGCTTGCTCCACCAACCCGTCAGTCTGGGTGCGTAAATCTCCCAACATGGCCGTCAGTGATTCATCCACGCGCAGCAGGCTGAGGGTGAAATCAATGCTGCGGGCGCTGCCGTTAGAAAAAAACTCGGTATGGGTTTCATTCACGGATTCAATAACAAACATGCCGTAAATCGTTCCACTGCCGTCAATCAGCGACCACGCCCGGCCCTGATCGGCCATCACGCGTAGTGACAGCAGGCTCAATTTACCGCCGGTGATCTCTGGCATTAACGTCCCGGATAGCGTGATTTTTTCGTCACCGGGACCGAGAAACTGCGGTGCCGCGCGCAGGCCAATGCGGTCATTGGTCGGCCACCGGTAAGCGGTATTTCGCTGCAAGGTCTGGTAGGGCAACGTTTGCAGCATGAACACCATAAATCCCAGGCACATCATCATGCTCTCTTCCTCAGTTAATAGTCATCTGGCTGCGCTGGCTGGCGCGGCGCTCACGTTCTTTCTGGTCGATGGTGTCCAGCGCCAGCTGGCGGGCCTCTTCGCGGCTCATGCCCGGCGGGATGTGTACCGCGAGGTTGTACTGTGGCCGACTGTTGTCGGTATAACTCTGCCCGCTGTTCGCCGCGATAGGTTTGTAATAGCCCATCGGGTCGGCGATCTCGTCATACGGTGCGACCTGTTTGGACGCCTCCGGGACTTTGTTTTTTAAGTCAGCCGACTCCGTGTTAACAATCCCCAGCTTTTCCAGCACCCAGTCAATGCCACGGCGCAGCTGGTTCAGGGCGTCGAGCGGCACGCGCAGCGCTTTGCCGATGACTTCACCGAACGCTTTCCCGGCGTTCTGGCAGTTATCCAGCGTTTCCTAGGTGGATTGCACCGGGGCGATAAGCGCCTTAAACCACGTCACCGCTTGCTTTACCTTGTCCGCTATCCAGCCAAAGTGATCGGCAAACGGGGCCAGCGCGTCGCCCACGGGTAAAAAGGCGGCCTTGATGCCTTCCATCACGCCACCAAAGAAGGCGCTGATAGGTTCCCAGTACTTCCGGATCACCAGTACCGCCGCGACGATAACGGCCACCGCGGCCACCACCGGCAGGGTTATCGCGCCAAAGATAGCGGTGATCGTCCCGCCCGCGATGCTGAACGCGGTGCCTAAGAATCCGGCCCCGGCGATCAGCGCGTTAAACCCGGCGATCACCGGCCAGGCAATCAGCCCCAGCGCCCCGAGCGCGGCCACCAATGCGGCCAGAGAACCCGCCACGGTGACCAGCGTCTGCGTTAACTCAGGGTTTTTCTTCACCCAGTTGCCGACCTCAGTCAGCCATTGATTGGCGGATTGCGTCAGTTGGCGCAGGCTGCTGTTCTCTTTGTCAAAGACCTCAATCTGTAAATCTTCAAACGCGGATTGCAGGTTTTTTAAATCACCGTCGAGGTTATCGGTTTGAATATCGGCAACCTGTTTGGCCGATCCGGCCGAGTGATCCAGCGCGGTTTTTTTATCGCCTAACTTGCCGTTGCCTGCCGCCTCGACCAGCTTCACCGCCCCTTTCATGGCCTCTTCACCAAAAATCACTTTCAGGTATCTTTGTCTTTGCCGACGGTCCGAGTTGGATGAAATTTTGAAGGCGTGGTGATGGTGATAAACATGCCGACGTCACGAGCCTCAGCCGCATACACGCCAGAAGTTAAGACGTCGATGGTGTTGAAAGCCAAAGACACTATTTCATCCGGGCGGCTGGAGTACGACACCGGCCACACCGATATCACCGCCAGCTTTATGGCGATCCGCAAAACCATGACCGCCAGCGGCAACCGCTCGACCTACGAGGCCAGCCGCAGCGAAGAGGCCAGTCATGCCGACGTCGCGTGGGCCACCATGCACGCCCTGATAAACGAACCGCTGACCGCCGCGAACGGTGGAGTAAGCCCGAACATTCTGGAGTTTTATTAACAATGAGTAAGCGCAAATTCCGCAAGTCAGCACAAACCTCCGCGCCAGCACAGCAGGCCGGGGTGGAGGCGTTCAGCTTTGGTGAACCGACGCCCGTCTTAGACCGTCGCGAAATTCTGGACTACATCGAGAGCACCGGTAACGGGCGATGGTATGATCCGCCGATCAGCTTCGAAGGATTGGCGCGCAGTGCGCGGGCGGCGGTGCATCACAGTTCACCGATGTTCGTTAAACGTAACATTCTGGCATCCACCTTCGTGCCGCACCCTTTGCTGTCACAGCAGGAGTTCAGCCGGTTCGCCCTGGACTATATTATTTTCGGCAATGCGTTTATAGAGCAGATCCCGAACCAGCTCGGTGAGCCAGTGCGCCTTGCTTGTAGCCCGGCAAAATATACGCGGCGTGGTGTGGAACAGGATAAATACTGGTTTGTGCAAGACTGGAAAGAAGCCCATGAGTTTACGGCCGGTAGCGTGTTCCATCTGATTGAACCTGATATTAATCAGGAGTTGTACGGCCTGCCGGAATACCTGAGCGCGCTTAACTCGGCGTGGCTTAATGAGGCCGCGACGCTGTTCCGCCGCAAGTACTACCAGAACGGCGCACATGCGGGCTACATCATGTATATGACCGATGCCGCACAGAGCAACAGCGACATTGAACAGATGCGCAAAGCCATGCGAGATACCAAAGGGTTGGGGAATTTCCGCAATCTATTTATGTATGCGCCGAATGGCAAGAAGGACGGTATTCAGATAATCCCACTCAGCGAAGTGGCTACGAAAGACGATTTCTTTAACATTAAGAAAGCCACCCGCGACGACCTGCTCAGTGCGCACCGTGTCCCGCCGCAGATGATGGGGATCATCCCCGATAACGCCGGGGGCTTTGGTGACGTGCAGAAGGCGGCGCAGGTGTTCGTCAGGAATGAACTGACACCGTTACAGGAAAGAATCAAAGAGCTGAATGACTGGATTGGTACAGAGGTGATCCGGTTCAAGCCTTACGAACTAGCAGCAGAGTAACCCCGTCAAATCATTGGCCTTCATTGCGAAGGCCAAAGCCAATCGCCCCAAACAGTCCCAGCCGCATCCTCAGCGCACCACCCAACACACGCACCTGAAACCAAGAAACCACAGAAAGCGGCCAAGCGTGCCGCAGGCTGCGCCATTTCCTGCGCAAAACACACCTCTGCGCGCAATGTTACCCGCCTGCCCGCTGTGACTTTAGCGAGCGGTTTTAATGCACTAACACGATCACCGTAAAGCCCAGCCAGAGCGGGCTTTACGGCGTTATGTGATTCTTTTTGATCATGCAAAAGCATGCAGGCTATGCATGCATGACTAAAAGTCTGACCTTCAGCCGGATAAATCTATTATTTCTGTTTCAAATGCTTCCAGCTCAGTGTCGGCAACTTCCGCAACCGGGCCGAACGGCAGGGACGATTACTTTCAGATTGTCCTGCTAAGTGAAGTCGTCACCAAGGATGGTTTCTTCAATATCAAGAAAGCCATGCGCGACGACTTACTTAGCGCGCACCGCGTGCCGCCGCAGGTGTTTGTGATAAATGAGCTGACGACGCTGCAGGAAAGGATGAAGGAGGTTAGCAGCTGGTTTGTAAAGGACGTTATAAATTTCCGCGATTATAAATCATCTTTTTAATTATAATAAATCCCCTCGATTCACCGAGGGGATTTATTAATTATTTAGTATGACGGTTAGGTAATGACAATTTCCACCGAATGATGTCACCCAACAGTGGGAAAATATCATTATGCTTAGCGCCAAATCTCATTACGCCGTTTTGATATGCCCCTAAGTCACGGTTACCGCTATCATCGGAAGGCAAATAGTTACTAAGGCCCTCGAATTTATTACGTTCTTCATCATTAAGCTCATAATAACGCCACATAGGGTTTTCATGAGAGAAGTCGATATCTGTAATAGCATTAAGAAGTTTTGTGCTGAGCTCGTCGCCATTATCAGGTTTTCTTGCGCTGAAATTGAAGTCATAAATAAGTTTGGCAAGCGCTTTAAGCATTACTGGTTGTGCCACAACAGTATTGTTTTTTGCTCCAGTCTCACCAAAACCAGGTATTGCATTAACAGATACCCAAAAATCTTTAGCCTTGGAGGCCCTTTCTTGAACAATAATCGGTGTTGCACCAGAAATATTGGTTTTATTTAAGAATAATATTGAATTAATGGAAACAGCATCTTTCAAAGACAGTCCCCCTTCATCATCTTTCCAATCGCGAACATCTTTTTCAATAATTTTCACGTCTAATTCATCAATTAAGACTTCTTTAATGAAAAGATTTATTGGATTTGAATTATCGAACTTAAGAGCAAGGTTTTTATCTATTTTTTTACTGAGATTATTCAAATCATGGAAAAGTTGACGCTCCTGTTGTGGGAGGAGGCCGAGATGCATCTCAACAGAAACCGTCGAAAATGCACGTGCACTTTCGTGTGCAGCTTGCCAGGCTAATAATTCTTCATTGCTTACTTCAGGTTTAGGTGAATCATAAAGTGAACCTTTTTTAGGATAGATTCTCGTTTTGGCAACATTATCAAGGAAATCGAATACCATTTTCATTGCTTCGCGACGATGTTGTCCATCAATGACCCAGAGGATATTTTTCTGAGACATATAGATCTTAAACCCAACTGTAGCGCCATCATTACTTGCCGTAATTCTTTCTGCCCTTAATTCCCGGCCATTCACGCCGATATCTCTAACATTGGTAACGATTGGCTGCAATGACATATACGGCTGTTTCCCCATTCTTGCGAGGAGTTCTGATAGAGCAGGGATTTCTGGTTTTTTATTTTGTTCGCGATGACTAATTGCTGATGATACTAAACCTTTAAGAATATATTTAGCTAGTTTTTGAGCATGTACGGGATCAAGTTTTCGCTGCGCCACGGCTGCCCCCTCACATACTTGTTCGTTAGCAACTTCGGAGGTTTTGTAAAATTCATGCATTGGGATTTGTAATAAAAAGACTCGGTGACCAAGGTTGTGTCCAACAAAAACTTTGAATTGCTTTTCATCAACACCGTCACCAACACTTAGTAAATCATCAAGAGAATTAGTCATTGGTGTAGGTAAATTATCGTTATTCATATGAATCTCCTTAGTAAGTATGGAATGACAATACATGACTCCAGGAAGGTTGGCAAATGATTTTTTATCAATCCTGGATGTTTTTATTGTTGTTCCTGGGGTGTTTATTATTTCAACCAGGATTTTTTTCACGGCCTTGATCGAGCTTACTCATAGTTAGAAGATATAGGATACTTTTGGTGTATTTTTGTAGTGCGAACGAAGAGGGAAATTTCCCGCCACCGCTATGGCTCAACCGGCGGTGTAATGTATGACCGATGCAGTGTTGAGCAGCGGTAATATCGACCTGTTGTGTGAACCTGAGGGCTGGGCAACTTACGATAGTCCCTGCTCGTTTGAATAATCTGACTCAACGGTTTATGTAGCGGCACTTGATGGCTTGCTGACGGTTTTTCTCACGCCAGGCCTCAAGATTGATCAGGGCATTGCCATGACGTTCCATTACGATGGTTTGCGTTTGACCTGTTTTGCCGCATTTGCGTTGTTGAGTGACCGTACTCGAAGGGGTCGGAGCAAGCAGAACAACGCCATTGGCGATCCACTTTTCGAGAACCGCAGAGCTGATCCCATTGATTGAAGCAAAATCTTTCTTTGAGATAGTTGGTGATGTAGCCAGGGTAGTCAGTTGCAAACTTACTGTGTTAACAACGGCTGCAGAAAGGACTGACTCTAGGGCGGGTAGTAGTTGCGAGATTAATGAACCCATTAACTCTTTAGAAGTAGCTGTTTTCTTTAGTTTTCTGTTAATTGCATTTTGTCGAGACATAAAGCAAAATCTCCTTTTAGCAGTTTGAGTTCTACTGTGTAACATGTGGTGTGCTTTCACTTTAGATCACAAATGTGCCCATGTAAATCACTTTAGTGCTCATTTTGGTGGTTCTATGCCTGAAACTAAAGATAGCGCTGCGCATATCGTAGAACGTCTTTCCTCGTCTTATGGGGTGACCTCTCAACGAGCTTTAGCCAGCTGTCTGGAAGTTCCTTCAAATAATGTAAGTGCCTGGGTCCAACGTAAAAGTGTCCCTGGCAACGCCATCATCAAATGCGCATTAGATACTGGGGCCGATCTCAAGTGGCTCGTTAGCGGGGAGTTTGCAAATGCAAACCCAAAAAAAGCTAATGTCTCAACAAATGCAAGAGCTATCCGTGGTAAGTCATTATTAAAAAAAATGTTATCTACGGGCGGAAAGGCAGTTTTAAAACGAATTTTGGACGCTTACGATTTCGCAACTCAGAAAGAATTGAGTGAATATTTAGAGATTTCTACGGGAACGATTAGCACATGGGTTCGTAGAGAATATTTTCCTGGTGACGTAGTGATTACCTGCGCATTAGACACTGGTGCTTCACTTGAATGGTTGGCTACTGGCGATATGACTATTTCCTCGCATGAGGAAGTCGCTGCCTCAGAAGTACCTATGATTAATAAGAAAATACTTCTGGCGGGGAAACTTGATGATGACGGTTTTTGCCACATCGATCAGTCGTTTGTCCCTGATGGCGTGAACCTTGATAGCTTGAACTATGTGCGTAGCGGTAAGTCATCCTGGCTGATTGAGATGGGTGTTAATGAGTTATCAAATGGATCATGGCTGTTAGATATCGATGGCACCTTAGATGTGTACGCAGTTTCTAAACGACCTGGGAATAAACTGCGGATAACTGGTCATGATGGTGAATTTGAGTGCTTGACTGATGAAGTTGCAGCCAAAGGGTTAGTAGTAGTTATTTTGAAAAATGCTCTCTAGGCCCTGTAGGAAAATACTCTTATGAATATTAATGTCAAAAAAGGTTAAGTAATAACCATTGTCAAACATGAGATAAGTTGAGGGTTATTATTATCATTGAAATATATATAACTATAAGTCTCCTACAGTTCACCCGTGCAAATTATAAATAATCCAGGTGAACTGTTTAACTTTTAATGGAATATATCTAGGGGGTATCTACGCATTTCGTTAATTAGTATTCCTTGTGTCTGCCTGCACTACTGGCAAGTCCTATGCCATCAACATCTATATAATAATTTTCATTTTCTTCACCTGTATTATGTATAGAGTCCAACCATTCAATATTTTTATATTCTTGCTCTATGATACCTTTGTTCACAAGAATTTGTTTAACAGGAATATAAGGTAGTGATATGTTGTAGGCATAGTAATCAGGTAAGTCGCTTTGTGTTCTGCTATCAGAAATAAAACTAATGAACCTAAGGGCATCTTGATAGTAAAAATGTCTCAGTCTAGCATTCAACTGGCTTTCATATAGAATGTCATTTCCTTCAGGATCGTAGAATTTAATTCGTGGATTTTTGTAGAGATTGTATGCGACGCTAGCCACAGTGAAGTGGGTAGATAGAGGCCCCGTACCTGATTGGACTTTATGTTTTATCATTGCAGTTTCGGAAACACTCTGTGCAGAATAGCCTTTTGCCTCTACCGCAAACTGTTGCCGAAGAGTATCGCAATAAAAATCTGGTCTTTCTCCTATTATTGTATAGCCTTTTAGGGCCATTGCGCATTCATAACTATGCGTAAATTTCGCATCGTAAATTTTTTTCGAGAAATAGTCAGCAAATGCACGGCCAATTCTATTCGACATATATGCCGTTTCAGTTGGATCCTTGGCAAGTTCAGATAGCGGACTAAAATGATCACGCGCAAAGAATGACGGCATGAAATCAAAAAAAATGCTCGCATATCTGAATGGAAGTCCAGAAAAACTCGGCCTATTTATTCCTGCAAAAGTTGCATGCTTTACAAACGCGAGAAAAGAAATTTCTGCAGATGTAGTTTTAATTTTACCTTTGCTATCTTGGTGTGTGAGTTCGTATTTCATTTTACTATTTACCTAAAATATTCTGATTTCGATAAAGGCTTTAAACTTCCCATTTAAAAAATGTATTAGCTGTTTTTTTCAAAACCCCACTATCATCAATACTCGATAAAAAGCAGTTCTTGGCATTAAGTGCTTGAAGTTGGTCTTCTGAATACTTATTCACTATATAAATCATTTATGAAAAATGAGATTTTCCTCAGGGATATATAGAGCCACTACTTTTCACCAAAGAGATAATTTTCATTCAAGAAAACTCAGAAAACATAAAGATTTAAATTAATATACTTATACTTAACAGCAAAAAATTTTTAAATTTGGACCTCTATATCAATTTCATCAATACAAGTTTGAGCTTGACTGTGATTTTGTGCTGTATGCCATACTCCTGCTTGTAGCTGAATGTCTATCAGTCCTTCTATAGGAATGCAACGCCAATTAAACGGTGACTCTGGTGTAACTAGACCTTTACTACTGCTTCCCCCAAATTGATAAAATAGTGCTTGTTGTTTTCCCTTTTTTGTTCCCAATGCATGAGGGCACATCTCGCGATAATGTCCCTGATATGTTGCTGTAATTTGGAACTTACCTTCAATAGCTTGCGCGATGAGATCATAGTTTGTAGCCATTTTTGTTCACTCCAGTAATATAGAAAGGAAATTTTCCTGTTAAAACTAATTTCATGTAGTAATTTTTTTAAGCATTTACGAGTGTAAACCACATCTGCAAATATGTTCTGCATTATTAGGAACTGACCAGCACTAGTTCAAAAAAATGCTGACAGACTAAACTAAGCAATTTCTTGTCCTACTTCATCATTAGCCGCCACTGGCGGGGTCAGTAGCTTATCGCATTCAGCAATCACGTATTCTGGAATTAGATCAAATCTAGCCGGATCAAGCTGGCAGATGAACTCGTTTTCAATGTGGTATGTTTCATTCACAAATTTGCGGATCACACGATTATCGACCTCAAGTTGAAGCAATCTGAACACCTGAAGCTTTTCATAACCAGTTTGGCAACTATGGTAGAGCGTATTAATGAGCGCCGGATTGCGTAGAATTTCCAATGTATGAGCGTAGTCAAAACCGGGAATACGTGCTGCGATCATACTACAGCCATATTGTAGCTTCATCTGAGTCATAACAGGGTATCCAACGCCTTCTTCCTGGAGTTCACGCGTATCAATGGCTATATCACGGCGGTGAAAAAGATTAGAAAGTACTTGATAGGCATCACCACGCTCGTCAAGAATTTCATAATTTCGGCGAAGCTAGATTAGCTTAATAATGTCATCACAATCTGATTCAGTCACAGCCTTACAGATTTGCGCAAAAGTCATTATATCGCTTTCACGGATTGGCAACTCGGTGATAGTGCCTGCACTATAGCGAAGGTACGATGCCGTTACTTGGTTGCTAAACATTTGTCTGACCGATTTTAATGTATCGATAATAGGTTCCACATCGTGTGTCAACATTAGTACCGTTAGATTTTTCAAACAATCGCCAGTATCACGACGAAATAACATTTCAAGTATGGCAAATTTTTTATTCTTGTCGAATGATGAGATTGGATCGTCTAGTACTATAAGGTCAGGTTTCCGAGCTAAACATTCATACATGAAGAGTACAATAGCAAAAGCATTACGCTCGCCATAACTAAGATGTTGGCTTCCCCCGCTGAGATAGTCCTCGAAATCTATGTGCCGCAGCTTTAGCCGACACTGTTCGCCGTCGCCAGAGATATCGACTTGATAACGGTAACCAGCATAGGCAAGAAAGGTATTAATATCAGTTTTGTGTTTCTCAATAAGTCGTTTTATACCAGCACGCTGTATATTGATTTTTCCCTGTAGCTGGCCAGCATGTACTATAAGCGCGTCAAGTGATTCATTGATGCGATCGACTGTTTGCCGGTTTTTTTCCGACTGAAGGTCAGGGAAGAATTGCAAGTCTAATCGACAGGCTGCTAGAGATGCTCTCACATTACCGGCATCACTGAACGTGAAGCTGTTCAAGGTTTTTAGTGTGTTCAATTTATAGATTAGGTTGTCGGACTGACGCTTAATGGTGAGTAGGTAGTCTTCATGATGCTGTTCTAAGCTACCTTGTAGCGTTGTTATTTCACCAAGAACTGTCCGCGCGGCGTCTGAAAAATACTCGCCCAACTTGTCAAGTACTGTGATAATGCCAACAAGATTCTTGATCACAGCCTTGTCATACTCATTACTAACTTGGCTTATCTGTCCTAATTTATCGTGGGAATCACCCGTGCAGAAAGGGCAACAGCCTACCGACAGCTCTGAGAAGTTTTCATACCCCTTAGTCTGCCATTCGATCCACTCAACATTTCGAGCACTTTGTATAAATGGCTGATAGGGTTCAAGTCCAACGGGAATGTGTTGAAGTTTATTTCCCCCAGAGAGCCCCCTCATCCCAGTGGAGGCTCTGGACAGGCCTCTGTTAGTCAGCTTAAAAGCACCGCTGAGTTCTTGAAGATTTGTGATACAAAGTTCTAGCTCATCATTTTCGGTAAACTCCCGACGAATAGCCATAACCATGTCTTCTATCTCACGCTCCGTCTGGTTGTAAGCTTCTGTTTTGATGAATATGTCAAAACTATTGCTAACCAACTCGTCCGGCTGAAAGGTGAATTGGGCTACATATCTTTCATCAAAGCACATAATCTCATGAATATCTTCCGCACCGTTCACGGTTGGCAGTAAACCTAAGGGGTTTGAAGTACGAAACTTGAATGGAAGTAGGGTAGCTAAGTTCTGTGCATCGCCAGTAACACTGTAAAATATTGCACGAGAAATAGTGCTCTTGCCAGTGCCGTTAGGTGCAAATTTAATGTTCAGTTTGTTTTCAGAAAGTGAGATAAGACCGTGATCAATGTTATTGCAGTAGTTAATTTCAACATCCATTTCAAAATCCTTCTAATGGACTAAATTGATGAAAACCGCTTATTATTTTTACTGATTTTTTTTGCTGTGAATTACCTTGTACATCTAAACACCGTTTGGCTTAAACGTAAACTGAAAATTAATTAGAATGTGATGTAATAAAAAAAGGAAAATTGTATTGCTGAATAATGAATGATTCGTAGTTTTAAATATGGATTTTTATTTTAAAAATCAAATAATTACATTTACCCACTTGAAGTGCTAAAACTAAAGGTAACCTTGAACGAGAGCCAGACTTACAACCACTACAGATAATGGCTATAAATAGAGTACGCTAATCTATGATCTGTAAGCTACCGCCATTTTGTCGCCTTTATTATTTTTAACTTCTTGATTTTAATGGTTAGAACAAGTATTCGGTCTTTTTTAACTTGTTGATTTTAAATGTTTTTCCTGCACAGCCGTGGTATTCATTATTTCCAACCGAAGTGATAGTGATATAGCTATCTGCATTTTAGTTTTACTTTGGACTATCCAAAGCTTGCCATCATGCACATCGCTTCTTTTTAATTGCCGCACATCGTCACGGCGTTGACCGGTAATCAGCGCAAGTGCCAGGCTGAGTTGAACCCATTACCGCTGCGGATTTCAGCGCGACAGCGCATTAGCCAGATGATACGAGCGGTGTAGTCTCTTCCTTAAAAAAGCAGCCGGTGGTTAGGTTCAGTTCCTCATCCATCATGCGGCCTCCTTCTGTTTCTGCTCTAATTCCCTCTCTTTTACGATTCGGGTGCATTGAGCATGTACCTGGCGGGCGCTGGCGGTCCCAAAACCTTTGACGGCATTAGCCAACATATCCGGCGTTCGACGGACAACATCAAATAACGAATGGATCCCAGAGCGGACTAGCAGATCTAAATGCTGATCTTTCAACGGCAGGGTTCCGGTTAGCACGGTTTCTGCCCACTCCGCCCGCTTAACTAAGTGCGGGTGAGTAGGCTCAAGCAGATCTCGAATACGCTGGGTAACCGCTGGGGTTAGGCCAGATTGAGTAGCGATTAATCCATATTACAGTATCAATAATTATTTGAGGGCGTCATTCACAATGACGAACTTTTACCGCTATCGACAAGGTGTTAATAAAGTCAACGATATGCTTGGTGGTAACGGCCTTGAGCGGCTTATTTTCAAATTCTTGGTTAATATATCCGATTTGCAGGACTCTCATTTTCATGGCGTTCTCAGCCAGCTCGCGACGCTTTAATAGTTCTGAATAGCGCTTTAGCCACAGGAGTTGGGGCAGGGGCTTGCAATCATTCAAGGAGGGCTACTGGCTGAAAGTTTGATTCAATATAGTTGTTAGCCTAAATGGCCTGAAAGATGGCATACCTCTGGGCGATTTACCCTAAGGAAATTTCAGAACCAGTTATTGGGTTGCGCCAGAAAAATGATTTCTCTCTACGCCGATATGTCAGATTTCTTGGCAAATTGGCATCATACTTTTTTGGCCTCTATGCCATGAATAATTCTCTCTATCAGTGACAAACTTGTGCTGGATGATGTTTTAAATATTTCTTTTGCCAGCCGATAGCTTTTAGGCTGAATATAAATCGCACCTGGCTGTACCCGATACTCGCGCCCATGTTTTTCAGGATCAGGGTAAATATTGCCGCCTCGCGCCCAGCGCTGGAGTGTCTGGGGGGTTGGTTGGTTGCTGCGGTAGGTTTCTTCTGCCCATTCTTCTAATGTCAGTAGTTTGGTCATTGGTCTTTCCTCAGTAGGAAAGGGCGCAACGATGCTACGCCCTATTATGGTCGTTTGGTCTAGGGTAGTAAGGGGCCATGTTTTACGTGGCTATAGCAATGTGAAGATATAAAACATGTGCAATATTTTTATACAGGTAAAAAACTTCGGTGAATATCTTGAGTTTTTCACTTGAATTAGAATTTAGTAGCGCTCTAGATCTCATTTGAATTTTTAATAACTTCCATGGTGGTTTGTAAGGTTTAAGCTTCTAAGCTAAACTTATTTTATTAAAATCATAGGATTTAGTAAAGAATTGAAGAATTTATTTTTTATGCCGATAACAATGAAAGCCTATTATCATCAATAGGTCTTTTGGGATTTGCGATGGAATAAATGATATGAATTGCCTTGTAGATTTAATAGGTGGTTAATAAGGAGTATGTT